TGCTCGGCGGTGTCTCGTGGAACACCGAGTGGACGGGCGATGCAAACTCTTCTCGTAAGTGGCTTTCGGAAGTTGCCGGGTTCTCAAACAGTGCTGACTTTAATGACACGATGAGTGGCTTGACCAAGCAACAAGTCGGAACTCTGTCGGCATCTGTAAATGCCGCACGTCGTGCTGTTATCAAAGACGAAATGGACGCACAAAAAGGCTTGACCCGCGCTCCGGATGTTAGCGGAACAGGGCAGCTATACAGGGGCTTAAACCTCCTCGATGATTACGTACAAAACAGGTACGGTGACGACATTGTAGATGAAGTAGGCGCGACACATTCTACTGATCCCACGCTTTTCGATCTCGATGCTCAGATTGTACTACACAACGAGCAGTTCCCAAACAGCCCCTTCAACTCGATGGGTCCAACTATCAAAGACATCGATGAAGAAACCGGACAACCTGTAGAAAAAACCCTGATCATTTCGGGACTGATGGGTATGGATGCAGAGATGCACAACGCCATCTCTGCTAACTTGGGCTACGATGATAGGGTTTTATTCAAGCAGTGGACAGAAAACTATATGACCATTGCGGGTATCAACCCGGCATACAAAAAACGTACCCTAGAGGCGTCTATCGAAATGGGTACGACCATTCCCGGAATCGAAAACGTAACACCCCAGAAACTCCCGGCTATGATGGATGGGGGTGAAGCAGAAAAAGCGGTTAAGCGTATCGCCTCTGTGGTACAAGATGTTACGAGCGGCGACTTTACGATGGCTGTGTACGCCCTCGCTGCCCACTTACCCGGACGTAAAAACAAGCCCCAAGCTGCTCTCTTTGGTGATGAAGTCATCGACACGGATGTCGAAACTGTTCAGGGGTACATCCTGACTAAAGTCTTTGGGGAAGAAAAGGCAAAAACTGCAGACTTCAAGACGTTTATGGATGGTCAGGAAACCCTCCGTAACACGTCCGAACGTCTCCAAGCCCTCTACGAAGAGTTCGAGGATTTCCGCAAGCGAGAAGAAGACGGCGAAGAAATCGAATATAGCATGGCGTATCAAGCCTTCAAGGGTAAGATGGCTGCGTATTTTGATCTCGACAGGGGTATTCTCGGTAACGTAATCCGTGATCTCAATCCATTTAGTGAGGGATCATTAAACCTACGAAACGAAGACGATTTTACTTTAGAATACCAGCAATACTTGGAGCAGCGTGTTCAAGGTCACGTACAACGAGGCGACGAAAAGATGGCCGCACTCGAAGCTATGCGTATCTCCCTTGCATTCGAGATGGCTCGTGCTGCCGATCCGTCGGGTCGTCTGTCGAACCAAGACATCGAACTCCAGCTTCGCAAACTCGGCTCAAACTTCCAGACTATCGGACAGGCTCAAGCGGCCCTCCAAGTATCGATCCGGGAGTTTGAAAAGAAGCAACAGCAGTACGCCGTTTTTGCTCGGTACGCTTCTGATGATCGTGCGGCTACCGCAAACGACTACAAGATCGTAGACGCGGCAATCGCAGTGGACTTCCTCAACCGCAATGGAAACGTGGCGGCTGTCTCCGCGAGTGCGCCACAACCAGAAGCACCTACCATCGATCCGGGTGACTACACCATACTGAATGACGGCACTGTTGTAGATGGTAACTTCAACACCATCACTGATCCGGATATCATCGCTGCTGTTAAGGGGGCATCGACTTAATGGCTACACCCACATCGCAAATCGTAGAGGAAGCGTCTCGACAGTCGGGCATTCCTCGAATCCTTCCTGATCCGGTGGAGACTATCTCTGGTGCAGCCGAAGTGATTACGGGTGGTGGTATCGTCAAAGAAAAAACCACCGGAGTAGACAAGGGTTTTCAAGTCGGAACGGACCCGACCACAGGTATGCCTATCGTCGAAACGACGGGAGAGATGGCGAAGAGAAGCATCGAAGAACAGCAGCGGCCTCTCACGGAGGACGAGTTTCGTCAGAAGATTGTTGCGGGTGACATTCAAAAGCTCGGCAACTTGGAGTCTGATCAGCTTTCGAACATGGTACGAATCGCTGGTGATGACACCGTCAATCCAAACGTAAAGGCAAAGGCAGAGCAGCGTCTTTCTAACGCTTTTAAGTTTTATGCACAACAGCAGCCTGACATCACTCCGGTAGAGTTTGGTCAGCAGGTACGTGAAGGCGAGTACGTTTTCGCTCCTACAGAGGAAGCACGTACCAACCCTGAACTTCTCACGGTACAGCAAAACATCTTCGAGGGTAAGGCAGCTATCGCCCGTGTCGTGAGTGACTCCTTCTCCGGAATGACTAAACCTGACGGGAGTCAACTATCACAGGCCGACCAAAATGTGATCGAGCGTGTGTTTGTACGTAATATCTCGTCAGGCAACTTCTGGGATGCTCTCGTCGAAAAGGTGTACGAAGGCGCGGTCATCGGTACGGGCGTGTACCTTCCGGACATCGCCGTCAACTACGGCTGGGACGCAGTAAAAGCGACGTACAAGACAGGCGTGTCTAACATAGGTGCATTCTTGACTGGTTCTGAAACCAGCAAGGAGTGGATCGACGAGTGGAACAAGATGGCTCCTGATCGGGAGAAGGCGAGTCGCTGGTGGAAGGGCGTGATGGCCGATAATCTCGGCATCAAGCAGCTTTCGCAAGTCATGAACGAAATGGTCGAAATGGACCTAGATCGACAACTCGCTAACGGCGAAATCGATCAGGAAACGTACGACCGACTCACCACTCAAACGTACAAAGATGCGGAAGGCAACACCGTTACCGTAAAGCCCGCGTACGTCACTGAGGACATGGCACAGGTTCTTCTCAACACGTCCATCGATCAGTTGAGTAACAAAAAGCAGTACGGCTTGGTACTCGCCGAAGCATCTCTGATGATGGCCGGTGCTGGTAAAATGAAAGCGGCAACCGGTCGCAAAGATATTTTGGGCGTAGAAAAGAAACTCAAAGACCTCGCAGAACGCGCATCGAAGCCGGACGCCACAGATGCCGACATCGAACTCTTCGCAAAGTACGAGGGTATGTCCACCGTACAAGCCGGTGAGGCTATGCGTATGGAGGGCTTGGTTTCGAGATTCAACAAAAAGAGTGCCTTGTACGCTCTCGGTGTAGATCGAGCTACAGGAAACCTTACCAAGATACTCAACGAGCGTGACGTGCTGTCTCAGCAGATGCGTGACATGCGTAGCAACGGAGTCAATAAAAAGTCTGCACAATATCGTACGGTTCAAACCGAATACAACCGTCTCGGGGGTATGGCATTCCGTGCCGGAGTCACCGGTCGTGTTCTTCCAAACATCAAAGAGAACTTCGTCGAAGCGGCTCCTCTCTCTGTTGCTATGTACGCTATGGGCGAAAGCGAGGGTGTGCGCGAGTTCTTCGGTGGAGATCGCCTAGCTGCAGAGGGTATCGGTGCCCTGATGTATATGATAGTAGGTAAGCCTACTGTTAAGGGTGTAGGTAGTGCCGCATACTGGGTAAATCAGCAGGGTGGTGATATCGTAGGCAAGGGACTCGGTGTGGTCGAATCCATTGCTAATATTCCTTTTGCTGCTCTCGGTGTAAACGGTATCAAAGGGTACCTTCGCGATGGCAACATGCAAAACGTACGAAATACCTACAAGGCTCGTACCGGTGAAGACTTGCCCCGAGAGGCCGAAACGGCTCTCACATATGTAGGGCGGGTAGCTTCCGCTCTCGATGATGACGGACTCGATCAAGTTGTAACTTCGATGCAAAAGCATCAGGATCGTATGGCCCGTATCGTAGAGGCGTTTCCTCCGAATATGCGTCCTGAAATTGAAACGATTATTGCAACAGACTTTGCTCGTCAGTCCAGCATAGGATTTATGAATGCCGCCAACAGACTTGCAGGTTTTAGCGTTGATGCTCGGGATGCGTCTAGCCTAAAGAATCTTTCGGCACAGCAAAAGTATCTTCGCGTGATGGAGGCCGAGTCCGGCAAAACAGCACAGATGATTACTCGTCTGCGCGAAATGACTGCAAATCGTACAGATATTTCCGATCCGCAAGAAGCAGAGAATTACATCCGTTCCCTCGAAGCGGCACAAACGGCTCAAAAACGCCTCGTCAACACAGAGAAGGCGGCTCTATCTGAACAGATCACGTCTTTCCGCGAAAACATCCTAATCGATCCGAACACAGAGATTCCTCCGGGTATGCTCGAAGGACTCGACGACATGGAGATAGAGCTTCTCGCTCCTACTCTCGTTGACGACGTAGCGATGCTCGGCAAGCTCGACGAACAGTACGCTCGTAACACAGAGCTACTCGCGCAGCGTATGGAAAACATTGCCCTCTATCGTCGTAACGATGCCAAGCATCTCAAGATGACTGCACGTAATCTCGAGATGTCTATGATGGAACGTCTCAAAAACATGAAGCGCAAGGCGAAGCGTGGCTTTGTCAGTGTAGATCGCAAGGCTCGTAAAGCGGGTAGCGTTATCACCATCAACAAGATGATTACTGACTTGATGGAGTTTGCACCCGACGGCGGGGGTACACTCGAAGCATTCTTCAACAAAAAGTCGAAGTTCTTTACCGGTACGCTCGGTCGTCAAATGTACACGGTTGCAAACAAGATGGCCGTGCGTTCACTCGAAGGCTTGGAAGGCAACACGTACGAAAACCTTCGCAAGCTCCACACGAACCCCAACGCAGGGGAATACTTCATAGGCGAAAACCCACAGCCTCTCGACATCATGCTCTTCTACATGAACAGGGGTGAAGGTCCGGAGTTCAAGGCGACACCGGGAGAAGTTATGGATGTGTTTTCTGCGTTCCGTGACTACGCCGTTCGTACTGGCGACGACGAACTCGCCTCGATGTATGACGGATATAGCCGCAATGTAGAACGCTTGATTAAAGATCAGGCTCCTGAAATTTTCGCTGACTGGCAAAAAGCTCGTGCGATTTACCAGACAGAGTGGTTCGACAAACTCCGTGTCAACGGTCCTCTCGGAAAGGTACACAAATCACAGAACGGCCCTGTAAAAGCCGTCGGAAAACTCGACGATAGCGAGGGACAGGAGACATACTTCTTTGAGGATGTCGCTATCGGGGAGGAGATTCCGGAGGGAGCCGTCATCAGTGATCGTCTCTTCCAGATTGCGTACAAAAACATCACGCCTCTCGAAGCCTTCGATCCCTTCACAGAAAGTATCTCAAAAGCTCTTCGCGGTGACGATACGGCTATGACCTCTATTGTGAAAATTCGTGACCAGTTCATCCAAGAGTTTAGCGACATATCCCGTATGGGCGGTGCAGAGTTTGTATTTGATTTGTCTACTGACGTAGGGGAACGAGACTTTAACCTCGTCAAAAACGTACTCGAAGAGGTCGTGTACGCCAAGTGGGGCAAGCAAGCTGCAAAGCAGTTGCAACAACGCTCGTCTCCTCTCGCTGCTACTCAAGGCGGCGGGTACGATTGGGAGTCTATCGAAAACCTCAATGAGGTGCAAGATGCCCTGACCGTACTCGTAAAAGTTCCGGGCAAGGATCGCCCGGTACGCATGAAGCTCGTCGATCTCGATGATATGCTCGAACAAGACCGGGGCATTGCAAGCATCCTCAACCGGGCGCGGTCGGGAGATGGTGATCCGAGTGACATGGTAATTCTCGAAGAGTACGAGAAGTATCAGGGCAGAGTTGTGCAGCAGTCCGAAGCTGTTCGTAGCAAAGTCATAAGCGATACAAACGTACAAGATGATGGCGAAAAGCTCATCAATCGATTTATCGGTCAGAATACGCCACGTCAATTCTTCGAGAAGATGGTTGTCAACGGCTCTGCCAACGCTATCGAAGAGCTTCGTGCCGAAGTCATTGCAAAAGTGGGGGATCGTTTCACTACAGAAGTGGGCGGTGTACAGCGCACCTACTCTACAGAGGAAGCGTTCGACAGGGGCATATCGTACCTCTTGGTACGGGGTATAATGGACTACGGCGGAGTCGCTCCTGTGCAGGGAAAGAAGAACGTCGGCCTCGATGGTGAAGAGTTTACCAACATGGCTCTCTACACTCCGGAGATGATTGTCGAAGCTCTCGAGCGTGACAACGTGAAGGCTATTCTCGGAAGGTACATAGACTCGGATCATCAGGAGTTCATCTCAGACATAGCCGAAACTCTGAGCGAAGAAATGGCGTACATCAGCCGTCAGCAGGGTATGGAACCTAAGATCAGCAACATCGTACGTCCGATGAACACCAATCAACTTATCTCCCGTGCGTTTAACCTCGCACGTGGTATGGTTTCACCGCAGTACGTGGCTGCAGAATTTGGTGTGTCCCTCGCCTCACAGGCCGGATTCGATCTGATGAAACTCGCAGCCGGTAACAAGGAAGCTGCAGATATCATGCTCCGCATGATTAAGTTCCCGAAAGATATGACGAAGGCAGACTTGGATACCTTCGACAATCTCGTCACGGACTTTGTGATCTCCGAACTTGGTCAGCTCGGTGAAGAAGGCACGAAGATGCTCGAAGACCTACTCCAACAACCCGAAAAAGAGGGATCGAACTAATGAAAATGTACAACAACGGCCCACGCAAGGCCATGATGTATGGTGGTGCCGCCAAGCGCAAGCCGATGATGTACGGCGGCATGTCTAAGAAACGTAAAGACGGTAAAAAAGGCCCGATAAAATCGGGAGGAAGAAAGAAAGATTTCGCGGCGTTAGCTCCGCCCTATGACAAGGCTACACAGGCCGACTTTATTGCAGGTGCTACCGGCATCGTGCGTGATTCTAAAGGTAATCCCGTACGTGATCGTGAAGGTAAGCCTGTACGCTCTAACTAGAGGTACGCGGAAGACTTCTGCATAGCCTCTTCGGCTACAGTACGAAGGTAACGAAGAAGGGATGCTACCGAGTGCGAACCCTCGTACTCTGGCATCCCTTCATTCATTGTACGCTCGAAGTCTTCCGGGCGTACGGAGTCGTAGAGTATCTCGACGTTACCGTTAGTGAGTAGGTTAGCTTCGAGCTTAAATAGTTGTGCTTTGTGTTTCAATGTCTTGTAACTCGCTGATTGCAAGGTTGTAGCAATCCGCCTTGAACACAAATCCGTTGTCCGGATCAACATCCCCCCGGCGGTGGTGCGTGGCATTTTTGTAGAAGTCACGCTTGTCTATTTCACCTAAGACCCACGCACGTGTACCGTCGATCTTGATGCGCACGAAAACGTACGAGTCGCAGTCTTGCTTCGATCCGTGTGCGGCCACCGAACAATCATAGTACGTTTTGGGTGGCGTGTTGCACCGCTTGGTCTTCACGTCGATGCGCTTACCGTCCAAGAGAAGATCGTAGTCGTGCGTATTCGCCTCTGTAGCACCCGTGAGGTCGGCTACGATGAGTTCGCCTATAGCACCCACCACATGACTAGCACTGCCCGTGATGCTGCCCTGTAGGACGCCTACAGCGGCAGTTTTCTTTTTTGCGCGTTCGATCAACTCAGGCGTTATCTTTACTTCGATCAACGATCTTTCTCCGCTTCTTTATGCGTCAAGCCCGATACTTTCACTTTATCGGAACCGGCACATATCTTACGCCGCATTGAGGTCAACAACCTCACACACGCCAGCCGTACACGCTAGCTCACGAGAACCGGACGTGTTGTCCTCCTTCTCGAAGTCTGACAAGTCATTCCAGTCGATGATCATGTTACCAAACCTCTGCTGCCACTCCAAGTATTCATCTGCTTCGATGTCTTGATACGGAGCCTGTTGGTACGTGTGGTCTGAATGTGGCAGGAACGACACACCGGATGCAATATCGAAGTTTTCATACACCCACGCCCCTACGTCCATCCACTCATGATCCTTCACAGAAACAGTGATCGATGGCTTGTGTTCACA